GTTGGCGAGATCATGGAGAAGCTGGATGAAATGGCAAGCGAACTTGTTGAGTTGAAAAAGAAGATGATGGCTGGACAAGAGCGTGAGAAATCAATGTTTGCCCTTATCGAAGCACTCGCAGAAGAACCAAGCGTTAAAAACGAAAAAGTAATGTTTGGTCAGTTCAAAAAAGACGAAGTAGGCAACCTCAACAAAGTTGCATCAATCCTTAAAAACTTAAAAACTAAATAAATCATGGCATACAATTTTGGCAACTTAGCCGTTTACACCGAGCAGCAGTCACTCCCACTTGTGGTGAAGTCATTGTTCAGCGCAAAGAGCGCATCTATTTTGACACCAATGACTGGTATCAAATCTTCTAAGTCAGTTAACCTTATGGACACCGATGCGGTATTCCAAAGCGGTGACAACTGCGGTTTTACTGCTTCAGGTACTACTACCTTCAGCAACCGTAGCTTGACCGTTGGTCGCATCAAAGTGAACGAGGCTATCTGCCCTAAGAAATTGGAAGAGTATTGGATGCAAACACAGCTTCCTATCGGCAGCCGTTACACATCTATTCCTTTCGAGCAGCAGTACGCAGAGTTAAAAGCTGGCAAAACTGCCGAGCAAATCGAAACTGCTATTTGGCAGGGCGATACCGCTTCAGGTAACACCAACGCAAACACCAACAAGTTTGATGGTTTCATCAAGTTAATCAACGCTGCTTCAGGTACTACCATCGCAGGTAATACTGGTTCAGTATCAGGTATCACTAACGCTAACGCTTTTGCAGTTATGCAGGGTGTTTACAGCGTGATTCCTACAAACATTTTGGACAAAGAAGATTTGCGTATCGTATGTGGTTGGGATACCTTCCGCAAGCTGGTTGCAAACTTGACCAACTTGAACTTGTTCCATTACAACCCAACCGTAGAGAACGCTGGCGAGATTGTTCTCCCAGGTACTAACGTGGTTGTAGTTGCCCTTAACGGCTTAAACACTACTAACCGCATCTTCGCTATGCGTTTGTCAAATATGTTCTTCGGAACGGATTTGTTGAACGAGGATGAGCGTTTTGAAATCTTCTTCGCAAAAGAAGCTGACGAGGTGCGTTACGTTGCCGAGTTCAAAGCTGGTGTTCAGTTTGCATACGCAACTGAAATCGTAAATTTTATCTTAGCCTAATTCAATGGGGAGGGTAACACCTCCCCTTTACTAACCTCTTAAATATAAAAATATGAGTTGTGCATTAACCGCTGGTTATACATTAGGCTGCCGAGATTCAGTCGGTGGCATCAAAGAGGTTCGTTTCATTGAATTTGCTAACGTAACTGGTATCGCAATTACAAGCGGAAATGTCGTTTCAGGCATTACCACAAGTGGCAGTACTAAGTTTTGGAAGTACGATTTAACCAAGCAAACCTCACAATTTACTGAAACCGTTACCCCTTCAATGGAGAACGGCACGATTTTCTATCAGCAAGACCTTCAGATAATCTTAAACAAGATGACTGCTGCCCTTCGCAACGAACTGCGCCTATTAGGTCGCAACCGTTTGATTGCGATTGTAACCGATAGGAATGGTAATTACTGGATGCTCGGAAGCAACAACGGCTTGGAGTTATCTGCTGGAACTGGTCAAAGCGGTACTGCCTTCGGTGATCGTAACGGCTATGACGTTACCTTTACAGCAATGGAGGAGCAGCCAATGTTTAGCGTTCAGGCAAGCATCATCGCTGCGCTGACTAACGCATAGTGCTTCGTTGTCGTTAATCAAGCACGGGCGCATCCTAAGGGGTGCGCCTTTTTTTGTGTTTATACATTTATAAGAAATAACGACAATGAAGATAGCACTAATACACAACGTTCAAAGTACGGGTTCAGCACTTTACCGACTTGAACTCCCACACGCTCACTTAGATGCAGCGTACAAAGGACTGACCTTTTATTCAGCACCCGAACCCTTTAGAATCTCCGATGAATCCTTTGAGCAGATGGACATCGTTTTAGTCAGTAGGATGTGGGGCGAAACCGCAGAACAAATTAAATGGCTTCGGGATAAATGTACGCAGTTCAATGTTACTCTTATTCTTGACCTTGACGATTATTGGGTGCTGGAATCAGGACACCCGATGGTCAATGTTTATAGGGAAAAGAATATCTCGAATATTATCCGTGACCACATAAGAGTAGTTGACCACGTTATCTGCACGAATGCCTATCTAAAGGAAAAGGTATCTATTCTAAATCCGAATGTTTCGGTTATTCCAAACTGCACCTTTTCGGGTTACGAGCAGTACAAGTCTAAACCCGAACCAAGTGAGTTTGTTAGATTTGGCTGGTTTGGTGGCGCACAGCACTACGAGGACATTATCTTAATGGATTCGGGTATGGGCATCCTTGCAGACGATCGTTCCTTGAACGGCTTGTATAGGCTTTATTTAGGAGGCTGGAATGAGAACCCAATGTACCACGCCTATGAGCAAATCTTTACCAGCAACGGCAAGCAGCAGAACTACGGCAGAATCGAAGCTGCGGATATTTACTCTTATGTAGGGGGATATAATTTTGTGGATGTTTGCCTTGCGCCTTTGCGAGATACCACCTTTAACCGATGCAAGTCAGAGTTAAAATTGGTCGAAGCTGGCACGATGGGAAAAGCAATAATAGCTTCCGATGTTTACCCTTATAACACTATTATCGAACACGGAGTTAACGGCTTTTTAGTTCGGGAGGCACGCAGTAAAGATTGGCACAAATACATTAAAACTTTGATCCACGAGCAAGATTTGCGCTTATCGTTGGCAGCCAATTTAAAGGAAACAATCGAAACCGAATTTAACATAGATTATTGGGGAGCAAAGCGGATGGATTTGTATCATTCGCTTAGATGATACATTTACCTTTAAGATGCTGTATTTAATATCTAACCAGTCGAATGAAATCGTAGTCACTTGGAGTGAGCGATGCACGACCACTTTTCCTTTTGAGGGATGGGCAGCCTACCAGCTACGTTGTGACCAAGATGGTGCATTGCCAGCAGAGCAGACTTGTGGTATAAACGCTTACGCAGAGGCGTTGTTTATTCCTTCGACCTTTGAGTTTGAGTTGAGGTCAATGGCTACAAACGAAACAACTTTGTTTACTATTTTGCGCTCGTCAAATCAATCGGCTGGAATTAGTAGATACGACAAGTTCACTATTTCAGTCGGTGACATCTCGAAAGGACAATATACTTACACCGCTTACGAAGGTGATATTGCCTTAGTAGAAAGCGGACTGGCTTACGTTCAAATGGGCGAGCAAGCTTTTGTGAGCGCAACGAATACTATTACTTATGCCGAGCCGTCAACTGGCACGTTTGACAATACCTTTGACTATACCTTTAACTAATGGGACAACTACTAACCGATGCTTTAGTCATCAAAAACGAAACCACACAAGGTGCAAACACGGCTACGAGAGTTGGAACGTGGATGCAAAATTGTGCGATACAAATTGAGGATTCGCCGAGTGCGCTCAACTTTTTTGACTTTTCATCTTCAGGAACAACCGTTTTAACGCAAGATGTTTGGGCGCCAATTAACGCTACCATTACGACTGGCTTTAATAGAAACGGACTATCAGTTAACGCTTCGGGGTTGGTTACTTATACTGGAGATTTAAAGTATTTTCGAGTGAGTACAATCGTTGCAATGCTTGGCTCGTCAAATAGAAAGATGCACGTTGCTATCTTTAAAAATGCAGAGTTGTGGCCTTGTTCGGAGTTTGTCACATTTATACCAACGGCTGGCGAAGCAAGCATCCCAAGTCAATGCGTAGTGCCTATGAGTTCAGGAGATACAATTCAAATGTATGTCAAATGCTCAACGCACGGCATTACAATTACCTTAGACAATTTAAACGTCATTATCAATGAGTTCTAAAAAACCTTTTGCCTTTTCTTGGCAAGGATACCAGCATAAAGTGCCTTTATTCGTAGAGAACAAAAGCCAGCAATGGGTATCATACGGAGTTGAGAACGACTACCCTAACTACCTCTTAAACCTTTACCGAAGGTCAGCAAAGCACAACGCTATCGTGAATGGTAAAGTTGGTTACATAGTAGGTAAAGGATGGACAGCGGAGAACGAAACCCCTGCTGCGAAAGCCTTTATTGATTCGCCTACATTCCCGAATGCCTATGATTCTATGAACGACCTCACGCAAAAGCTGACGTTGGACATGGAAATCTATAACGGCTTTGCTTGTGAAGTGACTTGGTCAAGGGGTGGCGGTATTGCAGAGATTTGTCACGTTGACTTTCACCGAGTTCGTGCCGATAAAGACGAGAAGATGTTTTTCGTTTACGATTGGTACGATGAATATGGAGTTCGTCAGTTTCCGCAATTAAACCAAATCGAACAAATCCCAGCTTTCGATCCAGAGAATAGAATCGGAAAGCAGTTGTTTTACTACCGAGTTTACAGCGCAGGCGTTAAGGTTTACCCATTGCCTGAATACTTAGGCGGTACTGCTTACATCGAATTAGACGTTGAGATAGCAAATTTTCACGTCAATAATATTAAGAATAACTTTTGGGGTTCTTACCTTATAAACTTTCCAAACGGCATACCAACCCCCGAAGAATCGGATGCCATTGAAAGGCAGATGAAGATGAAGTTCGGAGGCACGGACAACGCTGGTCGTTTCCTTGTTAACTTTTCGGATAGCCCTGAAACCAAACCCGAACTAACACCTTTAACGCCTTCGGACTTAGACAAGCAATTTGACATACTAAATAAGACAGTACAGCAGGAAATTTTCGTAGCGCACCGGGTAACCTCGCCTATGCTTTTCGGAGTAAAGACCGAAGGACAGCTTGGCGGTCGTGCGGAAATGATTGAATCATACGAAATCTTCAAGGCTACCTATGTAGAAGATAGGGTGCAAAGAATCGAAAGAGGCATCAACTATTTAGCTTCATTCAACGGAGTGACTGGTTTAAAATTACAACCTACTGAACCGATTAGCGAGCAATTGACCGAAGGTGCGTTGATGCAGATTTTAAGCCGTGACGAACTTAGAGAAAAAGCTGGCTATGAGCCTGAAACAAAAGAGCCGAGCGAAGTGGTAGCACCACAAGAGATGGGCAATAGCGTTTTAGCTGGTTTATCTGCTTCACAGCAAGACAAAATGCTGCGAGTGGTACGCAAGTACTCTAAAGGAGATTTAACTAAAGAGCAAGCGACTATAATGCTTCAAGGCTTTGGTTTACCAGCCGAGCAAGTAGATTTGTTTTTAGGCGAGCCTATGGAGTTTAATTCCGATGAAGACAAGTTTGAGGAAGTCGCAATGCAGTTTGGCGTGGATGCCGATGGCTATCAAGTATTACGTTCTAAGCCTGTACGCTTCGAAGCTGACAACTCTTTGTTTGCCGAGTTTATGGAAGTAGAGCCTGAGAACAAAGCACTTGACAAAAAGATATTAGCTGAAATAAAGCGTACTAAAAAGGTTGATGCGGATGCTATCTCACGAAGGTTAGATGCACCTTTGGAAAAGGTAAGCGAGCGAATAGAGTATTTAATCTCAAAAGGTCGTGTAACCATTCAAGATAGGGTGGCACGAATAGCCGACACTCCTGATACGGAAGCAGAGGAAGCGTTTGAGATACGCTACCGCTACGACCTTAGACCTGATGCAACTGGTGCCAAAGTAATCGATACAACTCGTGACTTTTGCCGTACATTAATAAAGCTGAATAAACTTTACACTCGCCAAGACATTGACCAAATGAGTACAATAATGGGCTTTAGTGTTTGGGAGCGTAGAGGCGGTTGGTACACGCTTCCCGGTACGGACATAAGCCGACCATCTTGCAGACACATTTGGCAGCAGCAAATCGTTGTGCGTAAGGGCAACAAAATAGAATTAGTATGACAAAGGCACTATTCATAACGGAGCAAGACTTAATTGCCAACTCAATTATAAACGAGAACGTATCTTACACCCAATTACGACCGACAATCGTAAAGGTGCAAGAGATGCGAATCCAGTCTATTATCGGTTCGGACTTATACAAAGAGATTTCAACTCAAATCGTAAGCGGTTCGATTTCTGCTTTGAACCAAACTTTGTTATACGACTATCTCCAGCCAGCCATTCGTGAGTGGATTTACTTTGAACTGCCTCACGTTTTGGCGTTTAAGTACATGAACAAAAACATGGTTCGCAGAAGGTCGGAGGAGAGTGATGCGATGTCAATGGAGGAAATCGAAAGGCTGATTAACAAAGCCAAGAACGATGCCGAGTGGTACAGCGAACGAATCACTCGTTACTTAATTGAGTACCGCACGGACTACCCTTTATTTAACAATCCTTCGGTAAAGGCGGACACGATTAGACCTCGCAGAGATAACTATTCGACTGGACTAAATTTGTCCAATCCTTATAGAATCCCTCGTTCTTTTCAGGAGAGATACCAAGGTGACAACCCTTTTTGTAATGATTGTCTATGAAGTTTCACAAGAAAAACATCGAAAAATTAAAGGTATATTATGCCAAGCTGGAATCAAATCAAGACGCAGTTACTAAAGTTAAGCCAAGCGCACGAGCAGG